GAAACTGCAAAGAAGTTGCTAGGCGATCTTACAAGAATGGCATCAAAGACAGCGTACCTAAAGATCATTGACACCATGTTGACCAAGAGTAGCATAGAAATCGAACTAAAGACTTTCTATAACTCTCTTGTTAGAACAGGAAACATCGGTGATCCTCATTCTATCTACAAGGGGTTCTTAAACTTCGTGGAGCAGAGATATGATGCCGAGATTTCAAAAGCAAAGACACAAGCATCTGTTTCATCAAAGACCAAAGCAAAAGAAGACGCGGTGAACTATATCAAATCAAACGCCCAAGCGATTGTGGCCCTCTTTGCTATCCATGCTAAACTATCAGAAGTCAAGTTGTTTATTGTAAGAAAGATCGAACAGGTGAAATCTATTGGTCTATTCTTGAAGAAGGACAACGGATTCGAAGTAACAGCACCCGAAGGATTCGTAGCAATTGATCGTATAGGAAAGGGAGCGTTCAAACTAGTTGATAGACTCACCTTCTCCCGAGCAAACTTCAATGCAGCGAAGAACTGGGATAAAGGATAAATACATAGGTAAGGAGATTATCATGGCACAAAGAAATTTGAATCAGAAACAGTATCAGGCGAAGCAGTATGCAGATCGCCTTAATGGAACACTCTGCTCAAAACCTGTAGTTGAAAGTGGAGTTCCTCAATCTTCTTCGGATAAGAAGATTGAAAGCGTAGAAGCAAAAGAGGAAAAGAAACCTCGTTCAAGAAAGAAGGAAGAATAAATGGATACAAGTAATTTTGAGTTGCTTTTCTCAAGCACACTTGGAACTGTGTTTTACAGTTTCACCGTCTTTGTTCTTGGTGCGCTCGTCGGTGCGCCACTATGGACATGGGTGAACTCCAAGTTGCCTTGGAACAACACAACAAAGAAGTAATACCATATGAAAAATCTTTCTCAGATGAAATATGAAGAGAAAGTTCTACTGAGAAGTCAGAGGGAGAAATCCGCTGTCTTTACATTCGGTAGATTTCAACCACCCACAATCGGTCACGAAAAACTGGTTGGGGCGGTCTTGTCTGTCTCTAAGAAATTGGGGGCAGACGCTTTTGTGTTCCCTAGTAGAACACAAGACAAGAAGAAGAATCCTCTGTCATCTAAAGACAAGATTTATTTTCTACGGAAGTCGTTTCCAAAGATTGATATAGTAGACGACCCAAATGTTGATACTGTATTTGATGCACTTTATCATCTTCGCGAGAAGGGTTATAGTAAGATAACATTAGTCGTTGGTGGAGATAGGGTTGCGGAGTTTAAGAAAACAATCACTCCATATTTGGATCACAAAGACCCTAAGAAGTCCCTTGGTATTGACCCTAGTAATTTTGATGTCGTTAGCGCAGGTGAGCGCGACCCTGATGCAACAGATGTGACAGGCATGAGCGCATCCAAGATGCGGGCAGCAGCGGAAAACAACGATTACGACACCTTTGTAAAGGGTGTTCCCTCTCGTCTCGGAAAAGAAGACGCTAATAGACTCTTCAAAACACTAAGGGCAAACATGGGCATCAAAGAAGAAGTTGAACCTCAAGAGGTAGTCAAGAAAAGTGATGTCAAGGTTGTTGTGTTCTCGGGGTTCAACTCCAAGAACCCTGACAATTACATGATAACAGCAAGAAGAATAAAGGAAGAATGCGACCGCATGGATGTCGAGTGCTTTGTTGCATTCTTTCCTGAATGCAATACCATCAAGAATAAAGATGGAACCATCACAATCATAAACAGAGATGGTAAGGAGTTTATTGCTGATATCAAGAACACGGTGATTGTTGTTCGTGGTTCTAACTGGACATCGGGAACTCTGAATATCATAACCTCCTTTGAAAAAGAAGGTTTCTTCGTGGTCAATCCAAGAGATTCAATAGAGACTTGTTCGGACAAGTATCGAACATATCTTTCATTGTTGGATGATAACATCCCCACACCAAAGACTGCCCTCATCACCAAACCCGAAAAGGTAATGGAGATTCACAAGAAGGTCGGTGGTAAGTTTCCTGTTGTGGTCAAGACGATCCGAGGTTCGAAGGGCAAAGGTGTCTTCATCGTGGAGAGTGAGAAGTCTTTGAAATCTTCGGTCGAGGCAATTGAAAAGATCGACAAGGATCAAGAACTAATCATCCAAGAGTTCATTCCCATCAACTATGACTTCAGAGTTATTGTGTTGAATGGCAAGGTAATCGCTGCAATGAAGAGAACTTCTAGCACGAAGAAAGAGTTCAGAACAAACTACTCTCTTGGTGGTTCGGTTGCCAAGGTATCAATTGATAAGAATATCGAACAGATCGCTGTGAAATCAGCGAAGGCAGTTGGATGCTACTACGCGGGTGTAGATATCGCCATATCCAAGAAGACGGGAAAACCATATGTTCTAGAGGTCAATTCTTCGCCCGGATCAGAAGGTGTCGAAAAGGCAACGGGAAAGAACATCATCGGAAAGTTTGTCAAGAGCATCATTAAGAAGAGCAACTGGGTTCATCCACCAACTGTGGTTGGAACACATGAGGTTGTCAATATCGAAGGAGTTGGTGATGTTACTGCGAAGTTCGACACAGGCAACGGTACTGTCACTTGTCTTCATGCGGATTCTTTTACAATAAAAGGTGATATGGTTGTTTGGCACTTCAACGGTAAGAGATTTAGAAATAAGTTGATGGGAACGGTGAAGATCAAACAAGGAGCAGGTCAACCCGCAGAAGAAAGACCCATGATTGAACTCGTTATGACATTCTTGAACAAGAAATTCAGGAAGTTGTTTAGTCTAGACAATAGAAGCAACAAGTCAACACCAGTTCTTGTCGGTGTTCCTTTTATGACGGATCATAGAATACTTGTTGATCCTGCAAGGAAGTTCATAAAGACATCTTCTTTAGACGAGGCAGTTGATCCAACCATTGAAGGAACTCAAGAATTTTTAGATAGATACAAGAAGAGAGCAAAGAAAGTAGACTTTACTAACCCTCCCGAGGAAGGTACTGACGAGATTGTTCGTCGTTACAAGAGAATGACCCCCGGTGAAATGAATGAAATCGCGAATGATTTTTTCGGTATTTGAAAGGAGAACAAATGTCACAAGTACCAAACCCATTTAATAACACAGCAGACAGTCTGAAGAATGTAATCGCAGCGGCCACCGAGATCATCGGTGGTCAACCAGTAGTTCCTGATGAATTTGGAACACACATGGATGCTGCTGCAAAAGAGATAGCAGACCTATCTTCTCAACCACACCTGTCACAAGACATCAATAAGATTGTATCGAAACATTTCGATGCTGCAACGAAGGGAAACCCCGAAACAACCTCTCTTCAGAAGTCTTTTGAAGATGAGATTGGCAGAAGAGTCTATCAGATGAATGCCGCGAAGAGATGGCAACAGCATTAAGAAACATCGTGTATTTTGAAACCGACTCAGATTTCAATGATGAGGTTTTCTTCCAGTTTGCGATGGACAACTACAAGAATCCATCGTGTCTAGATCATGGAGAGTTCGAAGAAGATTTGAACAGGATCAAATACATCAAGAGACTGTTCGGTAGATATCAGACATCAGGTGAGTTGAAGGAAAGACTGATTCTGAATCATATCATAATCTTCTACAATGTCTTCGATATAGACGCTGCGACGAAGATGTTGTTCTATAAAATGGAAGACAGGTTTAAACCCCTTCTCAAGACATTCTTGGTATATCTGAACTATCTACCAAAGAACGACGAATATACTAGAATACCGATGGATACAAAGGTAATAGGGATACTAAGGAGAATATGATGAAGAAATTTCAAGACTTCATGCAGACACTAGCGAATCATCGCAATGAGTTTGAGAGATATTTCTCAGAAGAGATTACCAATGTATCGGGGGGTCTTGCCGCTCAACCCGCAGGATCATTCAGCGGGATCAGCGGATATGAGAAACCTCTCAAGAGAAAGATTTTCAGAAGAGGTCATAGAGAACTCAAGAAGTACGAGGGAAAGGTCTTCATGGTTCCGTCCGAGGAATTCAAGAAACTAAAGGACGGAAAGATCAGAGGAGAGCGTTGGAACAGATATATTGATGAGGACTCCGATCTAGGTGTTCAAATCAAAAACTATTCCCTTCGTAATCCTAGCAGACCTGTAGTTGTGAAAAATGAAGAGACGGGTGAGATGGTCTTTCTTCGAAGAAGGCAGACGGATGGTCGTCTAAGACATAATAGGGGGTAGTATGCTAGAAGGTCTTCTAACAACCGAGTTCCTTTCGCTAGTCGGAGGAAGTTTCGCAGGATTCATATTTAAGTCTCTCGCAGAGAAGAGACTGAACGAACAAGAGCGTTTCAATCGAATGATTGACGCAATAGCAAAGACAGATGAATCCCACGACAAGGCAGTTCAAAGAGTTGGAGTAGATGCAGGAAAGTGGGTCAGAAGATTCATTGTTCTATGTGTTCTCTTTGGAACCATCCTTGCTCCGTTTATTCTACCATTCTTTGGTATTCCTACTGTTGTTGAAGTTGTAGAGAAACGAAATGCGCCACTTGATATCTTTGGATTGTTCGGTACAAATGATGTGATTACATACGAGACAATCAAGGGTTATCTCTTTACACAAGAGAACCGTCAGATTCTAGTGACTATCGTTGGTTTTTACTTCGGATCAGCAGTAGGAAGAACAAGATGAAGAAATTCATAATCATCTTATTGATTTCAATGCTCATGTTTCTTGCAAGTTGTTCTACGGGTCAAGTATTTCTTGAACATGAAAAAGGTTCAAAACCAATTGACCCTAACGCAATTCATCAGAATTTTACTTATGAAGTAGAACCATATCATAAAATATGGGGAACAATTGCTTGGGGTTTCATGGTTCTCGTCGTTTCGATGTGGGCGTGGTTTGAATTCAAGTCTGATCGCGGTCACGAAGAATCTGATGAAGATAAGAGCAAATGAAGTATGAGTCTGCGATATCAGACACAGGATTGCCAACAGACTTCTTGTCAGGTGTAACCAAACGCATCAGATCAACTCCCGTCTGATTTTCAAATGCATCCACCATCATTTCCTTCGATGCATTTCCTTTTCCTGAACCCCACTTCTTCACAGCAGATGGTGTGACTATTTCTACAGGTTTTCCTGCTTGATATAGTTTGTACTTCAACAGTCCGCAGTTTTCTGCTATTTGAAAGATCGCTCTTCCTGATGCGCCATACGCATAACCTTCTACTGCGATATCAGTACAACCAAGAACATGATCTACCGCCCAATCTGATATGGTTTCATACCTTTGACATTCGTGGTTGTAGTTGTCGAACAACTCCCCAAAGATATAACCGTCATAGACTGTTGCTAATTTCTTGGTATCTGTGAGGAAGTAGAAAGAACACTTGTTCAATCCGAATAAATCCTTCGGGGTTCCTTCGAAGATACAGATACAAGGTCCGCAAAGTGAATAGTCGATTCCTGCTATTGCCATGTAAGTATGTATGCAAAAGGGGGTGTCCTTGCGGACACCCCCTCGGCATGGAAGAGTATTGATTACTTCCTCGGTCGAGCATTCTCGGGACGAGTACGCTCCACGACAGGTGCGGGTGGTTCGCGGTGTGTGACCACTCCAGTTGCCTTATTAACCAAACTGCTGACGGTGGATGCAGTCCACACAACTCCCTTTGCAGAGTATGGAAGAATTGCGAAGAAAATCAACCATGTACACATTGATAGTCCAAACACCTTCTTCTTCAACCACCCACAAGGGCAGCACGAACTAGTCTCACACACATTGCTTACAAAATTCTTTGACATTATTTCTCCTTTCAAATAGAAAATGTCATCACTTGGTGAGGTCTACGATTTCACAACTATCACCACTACAGGCATATGTTTGTGAACCCGATGTGTTGTCCTCACGCTCATACTTGGAGAGTTCATCCCAATCAACTTCTGTTGGCAATTTCTCCAATTCCTTAAGGTAAGTTTCTTCATCCGTGTCTTGGTATGGTGCTTGCTTATACACATGATCCGAGAACGGAAGGAAAGAGATACCTGAAATCTTGTCTAGGTTCTTCCAAACCCACGAACCGACTTCCATCCATTCATTCTCCTTTACAGAGATGGTGATGGATGGTTTATGCTCACACCAGTACTTTTGATATGTCAACCAAAGTTCAAGATGTTCAATTGCAGATATGTCAGTTCTTGTCACACATCCATCGGGAGACTTCATGGGGAAAGAGAAAACCGTTACATTATGTGGTTTCATCACACATGGTTCGTGGTAGAATCCCTTGTCTTTCATAAAGTTGCAGATAGGGTCTTTGTTATCTGCGCGAACAGTACGGATGTAATAATTGCTGTGTCTTGGGTGGATGCCCGATGCAGCATCGACTAACTGTGACACCGTACCTGATGGTTTGACACAGGTGATTGCAGCAGATGGATTGATTCCAATTTTCTTTGCAGTCTCTTTGTTGTACTCGACTGCGTGATTCTTGAGACGGAGTAGAAGTGAAGGAAGACCATCCTTCAATCCGTTGGTAAGAGTGCAATCCATGATACCCGTGAGGGACACACCAAGAAGACGCTCTTCCTCGCAGTTCTTTACCCAATCGCTAGAGAGATAGCGGAAGTTGGTGAGAGTGGATTGCCATGTTCCAAGGGTCACAGCGATGCGAACCTTTCGGGCAAGAGACTCTTCCGTGTCATCCGCACGAACAACAACCTCGGAAAGATTGCAGAACTCACGATCACGAAGAATGATCTCGCTGCATGGGTTAGTTCCGAAATTGTGGTTGGGATCGCGGCGATCACCTAGAGCAGCAACAGTCTTCTTTGCTGCCATGCGGTTGAAGATACCACGCTCTCCGCTCTTCGACTTGTAGAGTGCCAACCACTCTTCCATGAATGTTCCGATCTCAATTGGACTGTTATAGACTGCGGAGTTGTTTGCTAGTGCGCGTTGTGGATTGTCATTCCACCATGCGCCCGACTTCGCATCACGCATACGATCATCGGTAAGTGATGATAGTGAAATGAGTGCGGAGCGACGAACTCCACCAACCACAACGATCTCTGCGATCTTACAAACGATATCGTGACACTCTAGAGAGGAAAGTCTACGACCCGCTGCCTTCTTGAAAGTGGCAGTTGTAAATTCAAATAGTTCAACAAGAGGTTCTGGGCCAGAGGCACGACCACCGAATGTCTTTAGTCTTTCTCCTGCCTTGCGAACCTTGCTGATATCCCACTTGGGAACCTGTCCTGTTGCAAGAAGTGAGACGAGTTCCTTATATGCCTTTGCCCAACCGATCTTCGAATCTGCAACGATGATCGTTGTATCAGATGGGTGGAAGTCCTCTGCGATGATGGGTAGTTGATCTACTTCATTACGCTCAACGCTGAAACCAACGCCAGTACCACACATAAGAATGTAAAGAATCTCATCGAATGAGCGAAGGCGATTGACCGCGACATAGGAGCAGTTATATCCTGCAACATTGTCTCGCTCCAACGCGGGCCCTGCGGTCATCAACGCTCTCATACTGGGCATGACATCAAGATTAAGAACTGCATTTTCAAGTTCTTCTCGTTCCTTCTTTGTCACAGTATAGTTGTGCTTTTCCTTAAGATGCTTCTCAAAGAAGTCGAAGTAACGGGAAACCGTTTCCTTCCATGTCTCTCTTCGGTTCTTCTCGGGCAACCATCTTGAGTAACGAGAGAGGTGAATAAAATCCTGATAAAGTGTTGGTAAATTTGTCATGTTATGTGTAGTCCTTCAGAGTGTCCTTTATGTAGTCAATGTCTTCCATGATTCAGGGAATAGTGGGGCGATGATCTCCCCGATCATCTTTGCATATTCTCTGACTTCCCATTGTGCGTGTGGGTCTGATCTCAACTTGTATACACGCGCATAGGATGCCAAGGAACCTGTCCACCACCACTCGGTGTATGTCCCTTGCGGAAGAACAAATCTTGCTTGCTCGGGTGCTACTCCATTCTCAAGAAGATTGTTGTAGCAGTCTACCGCATCTTCAACGGAATTCAAGTAGCATTCTTCCATATAAGTAGTTCCTTCAATAAAATCAGAACTACCTTGTTTCGCACCGTTAATGGGCGCACCTCTCCACTTCGGGATGTAGACTTCAGGTGCATCCTTAACATACCGTCTTGACACCTCGTTTTCGACAAAACCGACCTTGTGCTTGAAGAGTTGAGTGCGGATGGAGATAGGTGCTTTGATGTGTAGACAAATCTGAGGATGTGCGAACGGTGTCCAATGGTTGTGCTTCGCAAGATAAGCGATGAGTTTCTTATCACGATCTGACAACTTCTTGTCCATGATCGCACCTGTCCAATGCTGCTCACCGTCCCAAGAACTTTCTTTGGCAAATGAAACCCGTGCTGCATTGACCACCATGAGATCGCTGCCCATGTGGTCGATGTACCTCACGAATCCCTTGTCCAAGACATCTAACTTCTCTATCATGTCTTTCTCCATTCGTTCAAACGATATAGTGCTTCAAGACCGCTGAATGTATTGCTGTCGATGATCTTCTTGATCTCTTTGACGCTCATCCCCGCGATCACCATGTCATTGATGTCTTTGATCTTCAACTCACTAGGCCAGATGCACACATTTCTTCCCGCGTCGATCAACTTCTTGTTGAGATCGCAAATGTGCTTGTTTCTTGGTTCATTATCGAGAATATAGACACCTTCACTCTTCTGTAGATGCTTTGGAATGTTATCGAAACCTGATGCACCAACCATAGCAATACAATTGTCGAGAAAGAGACTGTCGATTGGGCCTTCTACAACATAAATCTTCTTGTCAGGATTTGCTCTCCATTGACCAAACCACAGACGATCAGGTGCGTCCTTGCTCTTGATCGTAATATAACGGAGTAGTTTCCTTGTTTGTTCGGTCGATCTATCAATCGAACCCGTCACGGATCGAAGCATTAACGCTCGACCCTGCGCTGCCACCATGTTTCCCTCGCTGTCAAAGAATGGCAGAACGATTCTTGGTTCCTTTCCTTCTACGGGTTGCCCTGTCATCTCTCTTGAGAAAGAACCAAAATCATCTGTGTAATGAAGAAGATACAACTTATCGCTTGGAATCTTTCTTCGCGTTATAAACTGCATCGCAGGATGATCCTTGTCAAGAGATTCGACAGGAACAAGATACTGTGAGTTGACTGTTTCCTTGTATTTCTTTTTAAGGAGTCCGAACATATCACCTACACCTGTTGCCTTTATCTTCGGTCGCTTTGGTTTCTTTACTTGATTTGACTTGTATCTTTCTAGTTGGTATTCCGCAACCAACGATGGTGAAACCTTCTCCATGAAAGAGTAGAGAGAAAGACTTACTCCACAGTTATGACATTTGTAGTAATAGGAACCATCCTTTTCGAAGAAGTATCCTCTACATTTGTTTGGATTTGATTGAGAGTCTCCGCAGATAGGACATCTGCAATTTGCAAGATTTTCCTTCTTCCATGCGAACTTTTCAAGTGAACCCGAAAGAAAGTTCACAAACTTTTTGTCAACATATAGATTCATTGATTGTAGTCATTGCGGTTATTGATTTGATTGAAACGCTCATTCCAACAATCTCTGCGCCAGTTTTCGTACCACATACGATACTCTTCGATCCACTCAGGACTCATGTACGAGGGATTTAGATTGAACCGCTTCTCGGCGGGGCGACGATCCGAAAATTTCTTGTATTCTCTGTTCTTCATACCTTTAGTTGCCTTAGTTTATCACGACTAGATTTAAACTTCTCATCGAAGTTACGACCATCAAAACCTGCTCCTACTCCAATATCTGTTTCTTCTTGATTACTTCCTTGAAGGTTTACATTGGTGTTGTCCACATCGGACAATTTCATCTTTCCACGATTGATGCCAACCACGAACTTCTTGTTGGCGTACACATCATTATACCTGTTCTTCAACTGCTTGACAAGTATGGTTCCGTTCTCTTCCAATTCTTCTGTTGAAATCAATGCGAACATGAAGTCTGCTGTTGCAGGAAGTCCGAATGATTCGGATGTATCCTCAAGTCCCACATCATTACTTGAAAATCCTGTGCGATTGGTTTGTGTGGCAGAGAAGACGGGAACATTATACTCGACTGCAAGACCTCTGATTTCTTCAGCGATTGCCTTGATTAGAGTATATGAGTTTACATTTGCCCCTGCCTTGAACCTACTTGACGCACAGATGTTTAGATAGTCAATGAAGATGATGTCGGGTGTAAAGTTCTTCTTCAACTTCAACTCTTCAAGAAGGATTCTGAAATGCTGCACGGTGGCAGTTGCAGTAGGATACTCCTTGATGATGAGTCTAGATTGAATGTTCTCCGTGACCCGCGTGATTTTCTTATCATAAGATGCCTTTGGGAGAATCTTAAGATCATCAAGAGTGATGTCCATTAGATTCGCGTCAATGCGTTCCGCGATTCTCTCCTCTGCCATCTCACAAGTTATGTAGAGGACATTCTTGTTCGCTGCATAACACGCTGCTGCATGGTGACACATGAACAGCGACTTACCTACACCTGTTCCCGCAAGAATTATGTTAAGAGTCTTGTTCGGAGTTCCACCGTTGGTGATTCGATTAAAGAACTCTAGATCAAACGGGATTCTAGTCTCGACCTTGTGGTAGAAGTCAAAGCGGGTTTCTGCATCTCCCTGATAGTCGTGACCAATATGCTCGTCAAATGAAACCGAAAGAGCATCAGATAGAATCTGTGGTAGCGCATTCTTGGTCTTAGTCTTCGACTTTCCATCAATGATCTGAATAGACTCCAAGATGGCGTTGTAGATAGCACGATCCTTGCAGAAGTTCTCTGTCAGATCGGTCAACCACTTGATGTCAATCCCTTCTTTTACAATAGAGATATCTTGGATGAGTTCAATTGATTCCTTGTACAGCAATTCGCTGACATCGGACTTTTCATCCAACATGATTTGCAACACCTCCCCTGTGGGGAGACTATTGTACTTTGTAATATGATCCTTGATGAGAAGGAAGATAAACTTGTCCGACTGATTCTTGAAGTATTCATCCTTAAGGAAAGGAATGACCTTTCTTGAGTAGTCTTCATTCTGCGTTAGGTTGCGAAGAATTGTCTTCTCCGTCGTTTCCATTATCGCTCTCCAAAATCTCGTCTGAATGGTTTTCTAGGATATCAACGATAATGTCACCGATGACTTTACCGAACTCGTCTGCGTCACCAAGTTCTTCGGGATTGCCCTTGAGGATGTCATAGTCGAATGCTAGTGATGCTGTCCCATCACCTCTTTCGTTGATCGCAACTTTTCCGATCTTGACGACAACCCCCTCAAAGGGATGCTCCAAAAGTTTGATGGCAACTTCTCCAGTTTCTTTTCCCTCGACTATCTGATACTTTTCTGTCATCATTTTCCCCTCTGTTTGGGATAAGGTAGTATATTGTTTCTTTCTTCGAACTTCTTCCGAAGAGTCTTTGTCTCTGCCTTGGTCGCTCCTAGCACCATAGCATACTTGTGTTTCGATGGAAAGTCAACTCGCTCTGCCTGAGATTGCTTTAGTTTGCTATGATCTCTGAGTTTCTTTTCGATCTCGCTTGGCATATTCTCCCAAAGCATCTTTTGATCGTTGTTCCATGATCTGTCCCATTCAATTCCTAGTTCCTGTGCATACTTCTTGTATGCACTACGAACCCTGAAGAAACGATCTGATACGATCTTTCCTGTGTATGGATTCACATATCGCGTGGTCGTGCCTGACTTTGCACCAAGATAATAAAAGTTACACGCTTGGTATATCGTACCAATCTCCTTCGCCGTTGGATCAGAGTATGCGGTAAACAATCTATACTGGGTATTCTTGACCATCCACGAAACACACCACATGAGGAATGCACTCGCAAGATTCTTGGGACTCCATGAGATGCAAGCACCTCTGCTGATGAGTCTTTCGATATCCTTAGTCTCGTCGCCTAGTAACTTTGAGAATGCGTTTGGTTGATTCATCAAGATAACACCCGCGAGGATGTCTCTTCCTAGCATACCTTGGTTGGGATTATGGTAGTACACACCGAACCAATGGGTGGTGTATTGAGAAAGATTACCCAACCATTCGTGTCTCTTGATGAAGTCAATCGCTTCTCTCTTGTCAGTTTCACTCTTGATAACTCTGAACTCAAAGTCGGTGACTCTGAAATTTTCCATGTCTTCCTTGGTGAGTCCCGCATCCTTGAGGTCGCTCTCAAGGTTCTTGATGCGGATGTCGTACTGCCAACAATGTTCCTTGTCATACTCGCGAAGACAAGGATTCTCAACTTCATTCATTTTCCTCTTCCTCTACCATATTTGGAATTTCTGTTTCTGTTGAGTCACCCTGACCATACTTGAACTTCTTACCAACCCATTCGTCAATTTTCTTCATCACATCCTTCGTGAAGAACTTCTCGGGTTCACGATAGATTTGCTTCTCGTATACCTTGGAACCATCTGTAACTTGAATGCGTGTGCCAATCTTTTCGAAGATTCCTGCTTCGACTGCAAGTTCCACAAGACCATAGTGCGAGTCAAGACCACTATCATAACTTAGCATGACATCAACCATAGAATTCTCCTTGGTCATTCTAGACTTGTAGAGTTTGCAATGAATGATGTTGCCGATGACATCGGTTCCTTCCTTCACCTTCTTCTTCGAAAGATAGATGATCGTTGATGCAGCATACTTCAAACCACTACCACCACCCATCTCCTTGGTGGGGAACATGGAACCCACGACATCGTAAGTGTGGTTCGTCAGAAGCATCGGGATTCCTGCCTGACCCAACTTCAGGGTGAGAGTACGGAAGGTTGCCTTGATGACCTGTGCGCGGGTCATGTCGCGTGTGGTCTTGCCTTCCGCAGTATCCGCCATCTCTTTTTCAGTCGAAAGCATACCAAGAGAATCAAGTACGATCATCATTGGTTTCTTTTCAGACTGCTTTTGTTGACGATACTTGTCTGTGATTTGGATTGCTTGATGACGGAACTCCTCGACGGTTGACACGGGGAGGATGGCAATACGCTTGGGGTCGATGCCACGCTCTCGGATCATCTGTGAAGTAATTGCTTGCTCGGAATCGAAATACAGAACTACCGCATCAGGATTGTCGTTCAGAAATTTATGAACAATTCCCAAAGAGAAGAATGTCTTTCCCGTTGCAGACTCACCCGCGATTGCGGTGATCTTATTGTCGGGCATCCCCCCGAATAAACTTCCCGATAGAAGAGCATTAAAACAATACGAACCCGTGTCGATGAAACCACGGATATCTGACACAAGACCGCTATCCGCTACGGATGCGTGTTCATTACCACTCGCTGCCACTAGATCACTTATGTTTAGCATAGATTGCCTTCAACTTTCTTTCAAGAACAATGAGACGATCTCTAGATTCTCTTAGACTCTCGACATCCGCCATCGTGCTGAACTCGTCTCGGATTATCTCTATCAGCATCTCATCGCGCATCTTGGACTCCCCGTCCAACATGGAGATGATAAGGTCTAGATCGTCCATGTCAATATCAATGTTTACAGTTTTCATAGGAACAACATATTCCTCCTTTCGTAGTGCCAACCGATGTGACCAAGAATCACCTTGAGTGGTTCAAGGAATGCAGTCTCAAACTGCTTGTTCACATCGACATACTTCTCAAGTTCAAACTCCTTCGGAACTGCTCCGGGAAATGAAATGACATTGCACCCATATGGATTCTGTACCTTGAGGTTCACGAACTTGATCTTGTCGCCCTCTTGGATTTCGACATACTTGTTCGTGAGATTCCACTTCTTGAGCAGATGATTGTATACCAACGCACCCTTCACCGCGATTGGTGTGGACTTCCTCCAAATGGACACGGGATCGCGATAGTCATTCAGGTTGTTGCAACCGCGAGGGAACGCGATCTCGGATACATCAAGACCGTTAAACTCCTTCTTGAAGGAGGTCACGAAGTCAATCAGTTGATCTTCGGTTCCCGTCATAATGATGCGAATCGCATCTTTCAGTTTCGAACGGACGATATTGGGTGTAGATGATCGGGTAGTTTCGATACCCATGATCTTCAACTTGGGTGTTGTGTAGCGAACCCCTTCGGAATCATACACATTGAGCATATACCGCTTCTTGGCAGTCCAAATGCCCTTGTCTGCGATGACTTCCCGCTCCATCACCATCTTGTTCTCATACGCATTCATTAGGTCTGCTAGTTCTGTGAACTGCTTCTTGATGAAGGGAATGATGATATCCTTTCCCGACTTGTCTAAGAAATCAACCACTTTTTGCTTGGGAGCAGAGGAAAGAGATACTTTGTCAACAAGATTTCCGAGACGGAGATAAACGCTGTCCGTATCGGATGCAACCACATAGTCATAGTTCTCTGTTCCAACTGTCTTATTTAGATACTCATTGAGTCGGTTGGCAATCCATTGAATTGCCAATTGACCTGAACAGGTAATCGCCTCTGCCATATCCCTATCATAATATCGGAAGTATTGGTTTGCGATTGCTCCATAGGCAGAGTTCAATTGAATCTTACGAACTAGTTGGAAGTTGTGATATTTTGCGATTTCAAAGTCGATGGATTTATCATTTGGATTCTTCTCCTTCGCCTTCTGTGCTTCGATCATCTTCTTTTTGAACATCTTGCGCTCATCATACATTCGACGCATGAGTTCAGGTAGAAACCCTTCGACATCCTTTCGATAACAACTCCCATTCGCGGCAACCGCATACCCCTTGTCCTTGAGATTTTCAAGTTTGGCGTGTGCCTTCTGCCAATTATTAGGATACTTCTTGAGAATGTTGTCAGGCCCAATTCCAAAGCGATCATTGTCTGATACATTTATCTTTGTCTCGGGACTGATATTGTATTGCATTATGAGATGTGGGTATAGACTGTTCAAGTCAAAAGATACAACCCAATCATGCTTTCCGACAATTGGTTCCTTGACAAATGCACCAATGATTTGCTCGTCCTTGCTCTTGTTCCTCCTCTTTAGGGGGATAACGATGTCTTTGTTTCTTAGATGATGATAAATGATTTGATCCCATGTTCGAACTTGTGAGAAGACATCGACAAAGTTCACCTTCGCAGTAAACGCGAGAGCGAGGGCGAGTTCCAATAGTTTCATCTTGTTCTCAAGTTTTTCGATGAGGATGGTATCCTTGTAGTTGTACTCCATGAACTTCTGAAAGTTCTTGGTGTAAAAGTCGGAGATGCTATCGTACTCGTCGTAAGACAACTTAGTTTCTCCAAGTTCGACCAATGCAATATGATCCAACTTGTACGACTCTTGATTGACATATGTAAATGTCTTGTACAGGTCGAGGTAATCTAGTGTCGCCACTCCGATGAGATCATATGCACTACGCTCACCGTGCTTGGTGTGAACCTTGTGTTCGCGAACACTTGCCCAAGGGGAGAGTTTCCTTGCGACCTTCTCACCCATTAGATTAGTGATACGAGTGTAGAGATAAGGAATGTCGAAGAACTTTACATTCCATCCTGTGACAATATCAGGGTCGAGACGCTTCCAATCTTCAAGGAAGTCTAGAAGAAGAGTCTCCTCGTCCGTGTACACCTTGCATTCCACACCTTCATCATCAATGGAAAAGTCACCGATACCATAGCAGATCGCTCTGTTTCCTACCTTGAGGGTGATGGCGATGATTTTCTCAACTGGATTGTCTACATTAGGAAACCCCTGCTCACAGGTGGTTTCAATGTCTAGAAATGCCACACGAATTGATGTGGTATCATACTCAACATCTTCGGGATAAAGATCACCGATAAACTGATACACAAAGTCGCTGTTTCCATAGATGGAGAAACCCGCGACTCCATCATACTCTTCGATAAAGTCTTTGCAATCTCGGATGGAACCTGGCCTGAACGGTTCGACATACTTACCGTCCAAGGTCTTGAATCGCGTCTTCTCTGTTGCATTGACAAAGAGGGTTGGAATGTAATCCACACTTTCATGTACTCTCTCGCCGTTCTTGTAACCGCGATATAGCACACGGTTCCCGTGTGTCGCTACACTTGTGTAGAAACTCATTTACTGTCCCTTGGTTTGAGACTTTTGTGCCTTGTCTGCTAGATACGACTCAAGGAGAACCATATAGTTGATTACATCAACAACGGTGTCTCTGAAACTCTCATCCTTGACGGACATTTTACCCGCACGAAGGAATGAAGAAAGACGACTCATCTTGTCGGTGATTCGTGTCATAAATCCCTGTTCTGTGGAACAAATACCCATCGCTTCAACTCGGGTAAAGTTTGCGAATGGTTCGATGCCCTCATTTCCCGCGTAATCTCTATTCTTGAGATTCATCAGATCACGCGCTTCCTTGCACAACTTTTCGTGTCTCTGTAGTAGTTCATCTCTCGTCATACTATTTCTCCTTTGGAAACTGCCTCGTAGTCAGAAGTATACATCATCTCTGCGAGAGAGTCAATGTCTGTCTTTGGTTTCCATCCAAGAATCTTTTGTGCCTTCGATGAGTCACCCAAAAGGTAAGGAACCTCATGTGGTCTGTAGAGTCTAGGATCAATCTCAACATACTTCATCGGATCGCCAAGACCTGCGATATCAAATACTTTGTTAAGGAAGTCGCGAACCGATGTCGTGGTTCCTGTTGAGATTACATAATCATCTGCTTTCTTTTGCTGAAGCATTTTCCACATTGCCTCGACATAATCACCCGCAAAACCCCAATCTCTATATGCATCCATGTTGCCCAAGAACATTTTTCTCTGAAGACCCAACTTGATCTTTGCAGCAGCGATTGTGATCTTTCGTGTGACGAAAGTCTCTCCTCTGCGTGGAGACTCATGGTTGAATAGAATACCTGAAGATGCGCGGAGTCCATATGAATGTCTATAGTTTCGAACAAGATTGTGTGCGAATAACTTGGCACACGCATATGGGGAGGCAGGAGTCATCGTAGATTGTTCTGTGTACCCTGTCTCGGGGCATGGAGCGTCGCCATACATCTCGGAAGAGGATGCCTGATAGAACTTGCAATGTGGTACGATATTCCTGATCGCTTCTAGAAAATGTAGAGTACCAATCGTGATGCCGTTGATGGTGTCTTCAGGTACATCAAATGATACACGAACATGGGACTGTGCAGCAAGGTTGTAAACCTCATCGGGTTTATACTTGTTGATGAGTCTCCATGTAGAAACAGAATCATTTAGATCGTGGTACTCCAAGATAAATGATCTATTGGACTCTACTGGAACCAAGTGGTCAATACGATCTGTATTGATAAGCGATGTTCTTCGTTTAAGTCCGATTACAAGGTATCCTTTCTTTAGAAGGAGTTCTGCCAAATACGAACCGTCTTGACCACAAACGCCGCTAATCATAGCGACTTTCTTACTAAATGTTTCTGCCATTATCTAACTCCTGTACTTCCGATTCCACCCGAGCGAGATTCTACCATCTTGGGTTGTTCGGTGACTTCAATCATTTCATATGAGAGAACCTTCTCAAGCATCATTTGTGCGAGTCGTTCTCCGTCTTCAATTGTCACGGGATTGTAACCCACATTTCTGAAAAGAAGCATGAGTTCATTGCGGTAATCGTGGTCGATTATTCCGACTGAATTGCAAAGAACTAGATCACGCTTGAAACCCACGCTTGATCTTGCGTATACCTTCACGACATGACCCTCGGGAATTTCAAGAATGATTCCCGTGGGGATGGCATACTTTGAGTTTGGGCCTAGTGTGATTGGGTGGTCAATGCAAGCATAAAGATCGTAGCAAGCAGAACCCTTTGTTGCGCGAGTTGGCGCAATCGCATTTGATCGCATTCTGTAAAAGTTCACTATGTTCTCCTGTTGGATATGGAGTAATATACACCAGTATGTATCTTGTGTCAAGCAAAAGTACGATGATTATGATATGCTGATTCTCTCAGGCAACGCCAATCTAACAACAAAGTATTCACTCTGTGCTTCTATGCGAGAGATTGTTCCCGAACTGTATATTGGAAGTTCTAGGAAAAAGTAGTTGCTATGAAAGATAATATCATCAATCATTTTATACCTGTGTTAGCAATGCTCTAACGGTGATGTTGTTTGGAAGTGTATCCGCTGTGTATCGAATATAGTTTCCTATGGCATCTGCGGATGAACTCCATGCATTCCATGTCGTTCCATCCGTTGAGTATTCCCAATCACCCGAGGCAGCAGCATTTACTGTGTCATCAAGGACAAGGAAATCGGTTGCAGCATTGTATAGGCGAATCTGTAGATTTGGAATTGTTCCACCCCAAGAACTCACTTGCTTCCATGCAAACTGTCTATTTGCGGCAGAAGATTTTGTCAGAGATGGTTGGTAGTGCGAGTCTTGAGAGTTGTCTTCATATGTGCAGCATATGGAATATATTCTTGTTGGTACGCAGATTTCACCCAAGATATCAAAGGCAATCTTGAACTGAATGTAACTTGATGGTGATACTGCCGTAAGATCAGCACCAACACCAACCTCATTCCAAGAACCACTATTGTCATCTATTCCTGTCGTGCGATACCAAAGTTTATAAGATTCAACAGGGAATCCAAGACCATAATCTCCACCGTATTCCATATGGTCAATATAGGCAGAGTAGAGTTTTGTTGCATTTGGTGTTGCAAGTTTTGGTGTTATGACACCTTGACCACTTGTAGAATGATAATAGGCATCTACACCGAACGGAAATACATACAACCAGTTTTGTCCTGATGTTGTGCTGTTCGGAATAGCAAACATCCAACCATCTTCAGTCCAAATAGTTAAAGATGCTTGAGGAAATAAACCATCGCTCGCTCCAGAGGGAGTCGTTGTCAACTTCAATCTCGACAAGTTTGCGCCAACATACTTTTCAAACTGCTCTCCTGCTGTTACATATGGAGTAACATAAGTTCCAAGTCTACCTCCTGTATTTGTTATGAATAAACGGTCAATGGTAGAAGAGTAATCTACTTGGGACATTGTTGAAAGTGTAGTATATGTTGTCGAACCACCCGGTGAAACTTCAACCATTGAATCTGCTAACCATGATGTGCTTCCATTTGTCAGGTTAGCAACAGGACAACGATGGATTCTTGTTGTTGTTGTAAAGTAAAGACTCTTGACACCAGATGCACCACCATGATTTACGGTAAATATTCTTCCACCATTGACTTGTGAAATGGTTCCTGTTGTGGCAACTGATCCTGTTTTATGTACAAATGCACTCACGCTTGTTCCGCTTGCAGGACCGTTTGTAAGCGCACCAACAGTCAATGCCGCTCTCATGTTGTATTTGACGATTATTGCGTTTGCTGCTACGGTGGTGGCATTTACAAGATATAGGTCGTGAGATGTAGCACTACGACCATCATCATCTACTGCTATAGTCGCTGCAACAAAACGACTCGCGGACATCACCGTATGAGTTCCCGAACCCGCAGCAGTAATAGATTGCGTCGAACCGTTTAGTGTGGTAGAGACAGAAAACTGATTGGTTCCAAGATTGGTAGCAATGACATAGTAAGTTGTTGCCAAAGATAAACCTGTTGGTAGAGTGCCTGTTGTTGTAAACTGAACAGGATCACCAACATTTAATCCGTGATTAGACAAACTCAATATATTTGTCGTGCTATATGTTACCGTAGCAGTAGCGGTTCCAAGACTTCCAACTCCATCTGTAAGCAGATAAGAAGCACGAATATTGTCAACTGTTGTCGCCTCTGGAATCGTTGTTCCACCGCTAGTGAATGTGTTGTAGTTCAATCCCTTGATGAGATGAACACCGCCGTTTAGAAGAGTTACATTGGTGCAGGCAACTGCAAGACGAATCTCTTCTATGACATATGAGGTTCCCGCACTCAAGGTAACGGGTGCGCTGATTGTGAGGGAAGTATCGCTTGCAATCGCCGTGATCTCGTACCATGTAGTGACTGCGGTTGGATCGGTTGTTCCAAATCCTATTCTTGCTCCAACCGCAATACGGTCGGTGGTGAACTGTGTGCTTGAACCTGTTATGGTGGTTGATGAACCGCTAGTAGAAACAGTTCCAGTTGCGTGTTCATAAACAAATGCTCTCAAAGAACGAACAGTCTTGTTTCCTGCAACCGTGGTTCCCGATAGAGTTATGTAACCTTTGTATGTAATCGTGAATGTGGATGAATCAAATTCAGAAAGTGTAAGTGTTCTTGTTACAGCGGCCGTGGCATTGGATGCGGCAAATATCCAATATTTGGTGTCAGACCATTTATAGACATATGGCATGAACTGTGAACCAACAAACACTTCGGGAATATTTACAATGGCCGATGGATCGGGGGAGATGTACTTGTCTTCGGGCGTTGCTCCAGTTGCTTGCTGAATAAGACTAGACAAAACGGTTTTGTTTGAATCATATCCTGCTGTAATGCCAACAGCAGGAAGTCCGCCTGTAAGTCCTGCTGTAAGTCCATAAAAGTGATGTTCTACTGATGCTCTCACGATGTTCTCCTGATCTTTATGAACAATCCAACTGATTGTATTCCTGTGTTACTATTTATCACAAAGTCTATCATGTCACCCGCAGACATACCCGACCATGATGTGATTCCTGTATTTGAGTTTTTCTGCTGTGAGACAAGATTGGGATAATCAGAACCAACTATAGAAGATGTTGTTGGATATGACGCAAATGTTGATTTCTTGATATCAAACTGAATGCTTCCAGTTTGTCCTGATAGAACATACCACTCTACTGGTTGACAATCATACGCTATTTGTTTGTAACCTTTGTTTCCTGTTGATATATCATCGGGACTAGCGTCAATATAGAGGGTTATATTGTCTTCTGATGGGCCAGTAGCACCTGTGTTTCCAGTTGCTCCATCGTTTCCAGTTGCACCTGTCGATCCAGTAGAACCTGTGTTTCCAGTTGCTCCATCATTTCCAGTAGCACCTGTGTTTCCTAGAACTCTTCCAAGTTTTACATCATTAACCTGTATGCCTGTGCTGTGAATAATATCAACATATAGATCACCGTCAACAATTTGAGGATTTTCTATGCCAGTTCCAGTAGCACCTGTGTTTCCAGTTGCTCCATCGTTTCCAGTAGCACCTGTTGCACCTGTGTTTCCATTAGACCCAACGACAGCACCAATTATTGTTCCGCCGGGATCACCATCATATTCAAAAATAAGATTAGCATCGTCTATGTAAGCATATGCTATCCCTTTTCCAGTTGCTCCAGTAGCACCTGTGTTTCCAGTAGCACCTGTTGCTCCAGTAGCACCTGTGTTTCCAGTTGCACCTGTTGCTCCAGTAGCACCTGTTATACCAGTTCCGCTACCACTTGAAGAAATAGTAAATGTATTACCACTCTGTGTGATGGTGACATTTGATCCTGCTGATATTCCTATTTCACCAACACTTCCGTTCACAGAGATGACATATTCTGGAATTACTTCTTTAACAAAACTTGAACCAGAGATAATGCTCTCTGTTCCATCACTACCTAGAACTCTTAAATTACCTCCAACAGAACTTAGACTTCCAATCAGAGAAGGAATAGATTCCGAAGGGATCGCTGTTTGTAGAAAATCAACTACACGGATCAACTGCATAGTTGCACCCGCATCTTTTGGTTGCACCATTACAAGATCACTACCAATACCCAATGGTTTTGTGTATAGTGTTTTACCACCAAATCTGTAGTTTATGGAATATTCATCAATACCACCGACATTTGCTAGAGTTATTCCATAACCCGGTGCAGCAGTTGGGCCTGTTGCTCCAGTTGCACCTGTGTTTCCAGTTGTTCCTGTGGTTCCTGTAGCACCTGTGTTTCCAGTTGTTCCTGTAGTGCCAGTAGAACCTGTGTTTCCAGTTGTTCCTGTGGTTCCTGTAGCACCTGTGTTTCCAGTTGTTCCTGTAGTGCCAGTAGAACCTGTGTTTCCAGTTGCACCTGTAGTGCCTGTGGTTCCAGTTGTTCCTGTAGTGCCAGTAGAACCTGTGTTTCCAGTTGCTCCAGTAGCACCTTTTTCAGATGTCAAAGTAACAACCACGAACTTCATAAACTCTACAGTTATATCGTTCGTGGATTCTTTGTTTTGAACAATAAAAAAGAGTCTATCGTTTGTGTTTAGATCACGAACAGTTTGAATAGTACCAGAGATTGGTTGAGTTGATGGATTGGAAGAGTTGGCATAAATTTCAGATTCACTTATTCTATCTGCATTAGGGTCTAATGCCGAAGAAGAGTCTGTGTTATGCCCAATATAAAACCCACAGATATCTTGACTTCCATTGTAGAAGTTGAAATTAACTACTACATGAAATCTACCACCTTGACCAAGATATTTCAGAGAATTTGTAGTTGTATCTTTCTCAAAGTTATGAAGAATACCTGTGGTAATTCCACCAACAACAACTGATCTTCCATTTATTGATGGTATTGTTGTTGGTAATGTATTACCCTTGAGATACATCACACCAACATCATTATTTCCTGCTACACCCTGACCATCTGCACCTGTTGCTCCAGTAGCACCTGTTGCACCTGTGTTTCCAGTTGCACCTGTGTTTCCAGTTGCTCCAGTAGCACCATCAGCACCAACAGTACCTTGAACATTCAGAGAAACAATACCTTGAGAAACTTCGACAACTTTGGTTCTATCAGAAGAATCAGTCACGACAACTCCGCTAGGTGCTGCCGTGACTTGAACATTGACGGTCTTCTGTGAGGAATCCGTCACCACTATTTCATTTGGTGCTGCCGTTACATCTACTTTGTTTGGTTTGCTTGAGGAATCAGTTATAGTGACATTGCTAGGTGAAGCGGTAACTTCAACTTTCTTTGGATCATCATCATTGGATATGACAATCTTGTTGCTCATCTTGTGATTTCTCTAGCGACAGAGAACCTACCCTCTAGTAGTCTAGTTACCGTTTCTCCTGATATTAGTTCGATATCATAGAAGTGGTTTCCCTTTGGGCAATAGGACATACTCGCTGCATCCATACTGACCAGTATTCCACCTGTGGTTCCAGTTGTACCCGCTGCCGATGCGTTCAGGGCAATATATCCTGTTCCACCCACACCCGCACCCGAGGAGAACTCACCTGATGAACCTCCACCAGTAAGAGAACCCATGTGGACAACTCCAGTAGTATTGTCTAATGTAGAACCTGTCACAAAGAGAATGAGATCACTATCTTCGGGAGAACGACGAACCTGCATCCTAGCGGTGTAGTTTGCAAGGTTTATTACTGTGTTATTGCTATCTTTCCACAATAGGTGCAACTTAAAAGTCACGCCCTGTTCGGCGTTGATGTTGTATACTCCTGCGGGCATGGTTGTCTCCTAGCGACGGGAGAGTTTTCGTGCTTTCTTCGCTCTGTCTCTCTCCTTCTTCTTCTTATTTAGGAGATTTGACTTCTCTCTCGTTTCGGACTGTTCTGATGACCTTTGCTCGACAGCAATCTTCTGTTGCAACATTCGTTGTTCGTGTTCTTGCTTCGCCTTCTCTTGCTCCTCATGCCATTTGACATAATTCTTCCAATTGTTCATAATCCGTTCACCTTGCTCTTGTGGATATAGTTTCTCGGATAGGAGTTTATTGGAGGCAGCAAGACCCGCTTGCATATCACCAGCGTACCACGCCGTTGATGCTAGTTCATCATAGATTTGCCATGAGTACAAGTCTTTCGCTACGAATAGAACATCTTGTCTTGGGAAAGAGATGGTACAACCCATCTTGGCAAAAAGATAACCTAGACGCGGATTACCGTTCATGCGGTGAATTCGTGCCAAGTTATAGAGAGGTTCGACGCGAGTGGGACGAAGGTTCCATGCCTGTAGGAAGACATCCTGAACATCCTGCCACCTCTCTCCGAGGTTGCTCATGCACATGGCGACACGGAGAACCGAATACCATTGCTCCTCTTCCCAACCACCAAGTTCTGCTCTCTTGGTATACCATTCCTTTGCATTCTTGTAGTCACCACCATCAAAATAGGACTGTGCAAGATAGAAAAAGTAGCGATGGTTGTTCGGTTCGTAGTTTGGATTATCAGGATTGGTAAGGCAGTCAAGGATCGTCTCTGCATCCTTGAGATACTTCTTTCTCCATGACTCCTGGCCTGGGATTTCCTGTTGACCTTCAGGTGTTTCGAACTCTTTAGTTCTTGCACCCATTGTTCGCGCATCAAGAGCATAGTTGCCATCAAGACGAGCAGTAAGAAATCTTCCTTGCTCCTTCTGTGCTGCTTCAATTGATGGGCAGTTGGCGTATTCATGGAGAACACCGACATACTCCCAACCCACTCCCGTCTTGAAGATTTGATTTCTCCACCACTCAAAGTCTCCACGGTGAATCTTGATTGAGTATGCCCAATGTTCACCGAACTGGGGAGGAAACTTGAAATCACCCGTCATTCTGTCGTCTGCGTCGATCACCCATGCATAATCTGCCTTGCCATCGCAGTTGCGTAGTGATCTAGTTCTAGATTTACCGAATCCCTCCCAAGGAATGTCATGGACTTCGCCGGGAATATTATGCTTGGCGAAAAATTCCTTGATGATTTCCTTGGTGTTGTCAGTTGATCCCGTGTCCGAGATGTCGTAGCGGTCAATGTATGGAAGCATCGACTGAAGAGATTCGTGAATGATGTGCGACTCATTCTTCACGATCATGCATAGTGTAACGGTTGGTCTGCTCATATTTTTCTCCATGACAAAGTGTCCTACTATTTATCTCTTGAGATAGAGGGCATCTCCCCAAGACACACCCGACCAATCTTCCGCGATCCTGACAAAACCATAACTAGACAAATAGTCGTCAATATCGCCAACCATAGGGCAACCTTTATAGACCTCTCTATTGTTAACCTCCGCTAGTATTACTTTGGCGTGTTCTAGGAATTTAGAAGAACCCTTGAGAACTTCAAGTTCATAACCCTGAACATCAATATTGATGAATTGATAGTCTTGTGGGTTCAACTCTCCTGAATCACAGAATGAGTCTAGGGTTCGCATACTGATATCATCTTCGATAGTATCAAAAATGATTTGTGGATATTGCTCTAGGCAATAAGACGGTTCTAATATGGAACTACAAGCAGAGTGATCTGTGGACGCAAAAAGTTTAACCGATCCTTCAGATGAACCCAATGCAAAATTGTACAATTTAACTCTTGGATTTCCCTTTCCTATTTTATTTTCCATGAAAGAGTAACTTCTTTTTGAGGGTTCAAAGAAAACCATATCGGTGATACCGTGATCTATATACCCATCGTATTCTTCACCACGATGACCACCTACATGAATGACACCGTTTACAGTTATACCTTCTTGTCTAAAAATCTTATAAACATCAATTAGCATCTAGTTATTCCTTCCATAGATAAAAATCATCTTGTTCTCTAGTTTCAGCGAGGATGTAACCATAACTTGTTACAACCCTTCTAGTCTCAAGCAACCATTCCTCTGATCTCCTATACGAGTCATGTTCGTATGTTATGGTTCTGAACTTGTACTTGTCGTGGGGGAGTTTCTTAAACGCTTCTAGAGTGACTTCAGGTGGTTCTAGATCAATTGAGAGGTAGTCAACAATCGAAGGAATATTGTTTTCTTCGAAAATTTTAGCATAGTCATGCTGTGTCGCATCCCCCTCATAAGTTTTTGTTTTAGTTCTTGTACTCCACTCATTATATTCAGTTCCTCTGTATGGATTATGATTAGAGTTTTTATAGTCTGTATTACCAAAATCAATATCAAAAGCAAGTCCTCTCCAACCATATTGCTTCTCCAAAAGAGCAGTATTGCTTATATAAAAAGGAGTAGCACATCCGATGTCTATGAAAATTCCATTTGCCTTGTTGTTGAGTTTTTCAAGCACCCATAGGTCTTGTTTTGTTCCCGGTTGTGAATAAGAAATCATTACTTTCTCGCTCTTTCATAATTGTTCTGAAACCACTCGGTGCTTTCGTTCAACCCAGTTGTAAAATCTGTGAACTTAAAGTCGGGACAATAACCCATCAAGAACTTTTTCATTTGAGTATTATCTGATGGTTTTTTGATCTGACCGTTCATCTTCTGACCTTGGTAGATAATTTCACCTTCAAAGTCAAAAATATCACAAAGTTGATTGACTACATCTTTTATGCTTACAAACTCATCAGGTGAAACAACTAGAGGTTTTCTGTTGTCATAGTTCTTCAGAACTTCAACCAAGATGAATGCTAAATCCTTTGAGTAGATGAATTCTCTCTGAGGACTGCCATCCCCCCATACTTCCATTCTTGTGTTGTTCTTCTTCGCCAAATAGAACTTGTGGATAAGAGCAGGTATGACATGAGAATCATTTAGATTGTAATTGTCTCTAGGCCCGTAGACATTACATGGAACGACATTTACAAAATTACAACCATACTGATCTCTATATGCCCTAGATTGAACTTCAAGCATTCTTTTTGCGTAAGAATAGGCATAATGCGACTGTGGTGGTTCTCCGTCATGGATGTGTTCTATCCTCAGAGGATACACAGCGTCATCGGGGAATATACAAGTAGACATGACAGAGACAACTTTGCTAACACCTGTTTCCTTTGCAGCGTGTAGAAGTTGAGTATTCATCATCATGTTTTCATAGTAGAAATCGGCAAGATAATCCATGTTTGCTTTTATACCACCGACTTTAGCAGCACAATGAATTATTCTCTTTACACCATTATCCTTTATGAACCTAACAATGTCATTATAGTTGAGAAGATTGAGTTCTCTTGATGATGGTTTCAACCCTCCTTGAATAGCGGAACCAACAAGACCGCTGCCTCCTGTCACCAACACATCATGCATATCATCCATTTATTTCACCTGCTTTCTCAAGAAAGGCAGAAGCAACAGGTTTGTATGTACCATGTTGTCTGCACCACTCCATGCCCATTACCTGTTTGCTAGTTCGATAGTCTCTATCATACCATGACTTGTGTAGAAGATCAACTAGAGAGTCATAAGAATCAACAAACTCAATTATACCATCTGTCATTTCTTTGCAACAAGGATTGTCGGAGACTACAACATTTCCATATGCCAATCCTTCAAAGACTCTCTCTACGACCACACTATTATCTATGTTGGTTTGACTGTGAAACCCTAACGAAGTAACAGAGTTCAAAAAACTGCTTACTCTGTCTTCTTCCGAAATATGAGGAGGGGTTATAGTCACATGATGTTTTTCGTTAGGGCGTTTCATCAACAAGTCTAACCACTCTGCCTTATACGAACATCCAACAAAGTTGCTCATAAATGTATTTGATCTAGAAAATGATCCAATCTTATCAGGATGTATTGCTGCTGAGAAAGTAGAAGGAACATAGTTGTTTGTTCTGTTTTGTACATCCCATGCCAAAATGTGTGGTGCTGATTTTGGTTTCGATCTAAAGTGTTCTCCTGTTAGGATATACCGATCACGAAGAACCCCCATAAGTGGATTATCTACAAACGAGTGCCAAAACCAAAGTATTGGAATACATTTTTTATACGCAATGAAACCGAGTAGTCTTTCTACCAAGACACTTGATCTGCAAAACATAGGATCATCTGTTCCGTTTATAATGTGGTTTGATATGTAGATGAAGTCGTTTTCACACAGATTGATTTGGTTCAGTTCATCAAGAGCATTCACTTCAACAACATCAAGACCATTCCAACGAAATCCTTCACAGAGTTTCTTGACATGGAAAAGATGTGTACCAAATACAGGCACTTCAGGGGTGTTTAGTATAACGATTCTGTTCATGGTATCCATTACAAAGATTCTAGTCTAGAGTACACAGGAGAGTTTCTAATAGAAGACTCACAACTGATTTGTTCTTCCAAAGATACTTTGTCGTCATTGATTGGATTTGTTTTATTGTAGCAGTAAAGCAGAGTGGACACAAATCTGTGTTTATCCCCTGCCATCTCTAGCATTGGAAACATATATCCCATGTCACCTGACATCTTATACCATGTACCCGTCTTCGGATCAATGAAGTCTTTTCTATCTATTTTTTGGAATAAACTTTTTCTAAAGGTTCTAATATGCGTCGCTCTCCATCTGTCTGATCTGAAAAGATTACCTTCTACCACATTCTTTGGATAATCACTCAATGCTTTATGATCTATGATACAATCATCTGAATAGTAATCAACATAATTTCCATATGTTAACCACACATCATTACTATAGACTTCATCTAGAATAGAAAGCACATCGTCTCTCATCAACCAATCATCAAAGTCCAAGGCACACATTATAGTGTTGTTTGGAGAGTTATCCACCGCGATACAGACATTCTCAGAAACATATTTCCTCTCTTCGTTCCTCATTAGTTTGAATCTTGGATCAGATTCATACTCCTTGAGTATTTCATATGTTCCATCAGTTGTATGAGCATCTACCGCAACCACTTGAAAGTTACTATAGTTCTGACCCAACGCACTCTCTATTGATCTCCTAATCCAAGGAGCAGAGTTGTAACCTACCATCATTATTGTAAAATTGTTCATATTGTTCACGGGAAATCTCCAACCATTTGGCGTGTTCTTCATCTGTCGCTATGTTCATCAACCAGTTAGCAATAAACAAGGGGAAATAAGGATATCTTCTGTCTGTTTCAGTTGGGGGGTGGTACATATGGAACAGTTCTACATCTGTCTCATGTGAGAAGACATCTCTGCAACAGAATGGTTCTAACTTGTAGGACTCTGTTCTTTGGTATGTCTTGAAGTATATCTCCAACTTCAACCAAAAGATAATGTCTTCAGGTGCATAACCCCAAACAAGTTCAGGATCATAACCACCAATTTCCCTGAAAACTTTATGCCTCACGACCACAGAACCTCCAGTTGCACCATATGAATCAGGAGTTTTCCTCAGAGGTGGAGCATTCTGTATCACAAGAGAAGAAACATTGTTTCCTTTTTCTATTTCTCCCTTTATACTTTTTGTCTGATCTTCAGTCATCAGAATAACTCTGCTTCCTCTATATGGTTGTAACCAAAGAAAGGATTCTTGCTCTGTTTTTGATTCTACATTTTCGATGAAGTTGTTTCCGAACAAAAGATCGACATCGTGATTTATCTGAAATTCACATTCGACAATCATTGATGCAACATTGTAACACAACGATCTATTCATATTACTTCCGTACTTGGAATAGAACCCTTCGTCATGTGGCATATCAATGATGTGAATAAGAGGGTACATTGATAGGAGAGAGGATGATCTCTCAAAACTCTCTTCTGTGTCTTCTTGAAATATCAATGTCAGACACCAATCTTTTTTCTCTTTAAAAAGAGTCAGAGTGTTCTTTAGAAATGTGTCTAGATGCTCTTGGCGATTCCTTACCGGAACAATTACATTGTATTTTGGAATAGTATGACAGTTTGTCTTGTGCTTACATTTTGCTACAATGCTTTTATAATCAATCCCTTCCGTTTTAACGGAAGTGAAATCATCGAAGTTAATGCAGTTATATACGCTGTCATATGTTTCGTTTGGGATGTGAGGAGAGTTCCACATCAAAGATAGGAACTTTTTCATCACACCTCTTTCGTGGGTTATATCGCTATTACCACACCGTCTATCTACTTCGTCTTCGAAGTTTTTTCCCATGTAGACAGGTGAATACAGATCACAATTAGGTTGTGACTGTTCTAAAGCGTTTCTAATCTTCAGGTCTAATGATCTAACTCTATTGTCCATGACTAATCATATCCTCATATATTAGAGAAACACACTTTTCAAAAGAGGGAGTATACTCTTTGGTGGCAATTTCGTAGTTCCTCTCCACGAAAGGAAGCATTTTATAGTACAAATCTGCTGAAATGTCAACACCTTTCTCCATCATTTCTTCAGGATTCTTGAATATAATCATTCCTCTAGTATCATAGTGATCCGATATGTCAGGATCACCAATATATATTGGCACACAACCAGTAACAAAGCAGTCCATCACTTTTTCTGTATGGTATCCTCTATAGATTCCATTCTCAACCGCAAAACAAAACATTGATTTTCGAAGAACTTCAGACTTACATTCTACTGGATTGTACCCCCGACCAAAAACAGGTATACCCTTGTCTATTAGATTTCTTGCTAGAGACATTCTAAACTCTTGAAGTTTGGTCATATTCTTGTTGCTTGTTATGAATGTCACTAATTCCTTTTTCTCTTCTCTATAAAGACCCATTCTCTCTTTCGGGATTGTCGGAAAACAAGTCTGACCCATTATCACAGTATTAGGAATACCTTGATACCTCTTGTCAAAGGTATAGAGTTTACGAAATCTATGATCTCCTCTTTTCATTTTATCCGTCAGAGTCTCAAAGAAACTTGCTCCCCTAAACCCTAAAACATCTGTATGATACCACTCAAGGATATCGGGAGATTCTATGAGAATTCCATATGAATCTTCTTTATCGTGTTCTTCATATAGAACAGTATTATCAACAATCAAATTCATGGTCTGATTGTTCTTCTCTAGAGCATCTTTCAACCATTGATATACTCCATGCTCAGACCATCTATTCCATGTCACGGGGTCTACTATTGATAGTGCATTAAATCTTCTCATAATACAGTCCACCCTTCACAATAAATGTCATTCCAATCTTGAGGGCCTTTACTACCGAACCATGTTTTTGGTGCTACTGTCGCATTTCCACTCAACCATGCTGCCCACCAACTAAAACTACTGTTGGCGATTACATGACTTGAACACATACTCATTACACACATATCCAAAGATGGACTTGAGGTGATGAATTTAAACTTATTTCCCTTGAAGTTGTTCATGCACCAATTTATATCATCAGATACAACAAGAACATCTTCATTTCTATCTTTTCCTAGAACCTCTAGACTACTCATATAGTATTCCATCGTTTGTATGGGATGGTAGTCTGGCAATGAAGTATAGTCGCCTCTTCTAACATGAAGAGATATCGTGTTTTCAGGTGATAAATCAAGAATATCGAACGCTTCTCTTGCCTCTTTCTCTATATGTGGTAGAAATGTGAAGTTCTTTTTTATTTCATCTTCAATATGCTTGAAATACTTTTCAGTCTGAAAGTATCCAATCAAATCTCTATTTTCATTTTTGTCGAGAAAGAAAACCGATTCATTAAATGAGAACTTCTCTTCCACATAGTTGTCACAAAGAAGAACACTATCATAAACATCCCCCAAGAAAAAGCATTTCTTAAGACTGCTGTTTTGCAGATTACAATGTGCTTGTGTTCCTATCTTTCTAGCAATTCCTAATGTCGAGGCATACTGAAACATTTGGTTTCCAAGTCTGCCCATATTTCCTAGTCTATTGAATGAAATCATGTCAAATCTCAGATTGTAAATACACTAAACTTCTTGGTGATTCTTAATGGATTTTTGGTCATTGCTTCCCACTTGTTAGCATTGTTTCTATCATCACTTTGGTAGAAGAAAGGAGCAGGGAATGAGTATATATTGTATCTCTGTTGGATTTGATATGTGTAGACATCAAATGGTTTCTTCTGCTCTTCGACATACCTAGGACCATTGGTTACTATATCATTGATGTACCTATCTGAAGTATACAGAATAGCATGAGCAGAAAGCATATTCTTGATCTTGCAGATTCCATTACCGACACTTACAGCAGAATAGTGATTATCTCCATGAGATGTACCGAGGTAGAATGCATCACAGTCATCAGGAACTTCTATTTCAGGAAAAAATATGTCCTTGTTTATGGCAACATCGTCCTCTAGGATCAATGCGGGATAACCCCTTTGCATGATCTTTCTCATGCAAGCAAACTGAGATTCAGCAATACCGGGATAATGCTGTTCACCGATTCTGTCTGCCGTGGGTGTGCTTTTCTTTATAGCAGAAAAACGCTCAGTATTGGTAAACCCATTCTCCTTGAATAGATTTTCCATGTACTGGGCGTTGTCTGTCTTCTCGTCTAGGTTTATCCAAAGTGTGTATACATTACGAAGATCAATTTTCATGGCGATTATTTCTTCCCTATGTGGTATTTAGGACAGAGTTCCCACTCCCCCCGTTCAGAATACTTGATGATCTTGATTTTGCTCAAGGGGGTTATGGGGTCTTCTGCCTTTTCCGAATCTACGATTGTCAGCAGACCCCATTCTTCTAGCAACTTGGCGATTGAGTTTCGTCTTCCCAAGTCCTCTTGGTCAAAGTTCGACTCAAGACCATCCAACTTAAACAACTCCTTGAAGTGGACAATGTAATACTTGCCCCTCTTGTGGAGTATATGACATGACTGATAGAGTTTCTTTTCTTTGCGGGAGGACACCCCGACTCGGGTCAATGTTTCTTTAACTTTTAAGAAGTCCTCTTCCGTCTTTAGGGTGATCTCTAACAACTCACCCACAATATTATCTTTTTCCATATTCACCTAACTCTTTCTGTACTAAATCATGGCGATTCTCCTTTATGTAGTTTTTTAAGATTCTCCAACTGCTCTTCCGATAGAATAGAAAGGGCCTCTTCTGCTCGCTGTGCTGAATAACCGTAATGTCTCTTCACAATTTCAAGATCGTCCGATTTGCCAATCTTGTTCCATTTTGAGAACCGCTTCCGCTTTCGGATAGAATTTTGTAGATAATGATACTGCATCCTACGATCCATCCCATGCCTCATGTTCATGGCATTTGCCTGTAGAATGGTATCGGGGAAGTAGGACAGGCACTTGTTGATGACAAAGGGGACATACTCCTTGTCTGTCACATCGGGCAGATCGCGGAAGATGTCCGTCTTGTCGTAGTTGATGGAGTTGAGAACTTCGGTAAGATTCACTTGAAATCACACTCCATCATAATAGTTGTAAGACAGGCGACCAAGTTGATCTCCGCATCCGCGACGAATGCTGCCTTGTACTGATAGTCTGCGAGAATGAGAACCGCATTTGGGATCGACTGCGCCTCCATCTTGTCATAAAGACTGTCATAGATTTTGCGGAAGATCACCGTCTGATCGTTGTGGATGTTCTCTGTCACCCACTTGCGGACATTAGTGAAGTCCTTTTCCTTTAGGAAATTAGTAAGTTCAGATACACGAACATCCCCCGACTCAGAGAGGATGCCTACATCAATATCACCACCTACGGAGTATCGTTGACACTCGTTTAGAACCCTGCGCCAATCGGGGGAATAGCGAGTGATTAGTTTTGCAAGAACTCTCTCATCAAAACCCACACCTTCTTGGGTTAGGATGTCGGTGAGACGCTTCATAAACATTGCGCTCACCTTCATGCGATCATTCTTGCTGAACTTGAAGTCAATACAGGTACATCTTGAATGAAGGGGTTCGATGATTCGATTCTTATAGTTGCAAGTCAGAACGAATCGACAGTTCTTGGAGAACTCTTCGATGAACCCACGGAGAGCGGGTTGTGTTGACTGTGCGTTTGAATAATCAAACTCGTCTAGGATCACGACCTTCTTTTGATCGGTGAGTGAAACCGTGCTAGAGAAGTTCCTGATCTTTGTCCGAAGGGTGTCGATGTTTCCATCCTCCGAGCAGTTGATGACCATGCAATCGCAACCTAGTTGGTTTGCCAATGCTCGGGCAACTGTGGTCTTGCCACACCCAGGCCCACCCGATAGGAGAAGATTCTGCATCTCCCCGCTGTCTACGATTGCTTGGAAGGTCTTTCGTAGATCATCGGGGAGGATGCACTCTTCGATTGTTCTTGGTCGGTACTTCTCGACCCAAAGGAATTCATCGTTCATTGTTTCAACCATTATAGACCGAATCCGAGTCAAGGGCGATGTAGTAGGTGAGATCAACGGTATTGTTCTTAAAACGACTCACGATCTTGTCGGAAATGTCAACGGTGTAGTCTCCTGCAAGCAACTTTAGATACTCGCTCTTAAGGTACATCTTGAAGGAAGCACCTGACTTGTTTTCGCCAACCGTAATAGAATAACGGTTCGATGTCACATCGTTCTTGTCGAGAGCAACAATTTCGATTCCATCATCGCTATTGGTAATGCAAAGATCAGGTAGACGGAGAACTGCTGCTGCTCTCTGTAGTTCAACAAACTCACGATGGGACAGATCAAAGTTGATGACCGTATCAGGCATGGTGAATTCCTTGGATGGACGACAACCGCTTACCAACTTTGGTTCGGCATAGTGATAAACCACCTTTGTAGAACCGCTAGAGACAATAACATTCTTGTCCCTGAAGTCTAGGATTGGATCATCAAATAGCGAGATCGTTCCAAGGAACTTACTCAAGTCCCAAATAGCAAATTCGCGGGGAAACTCTTCTTCAAACTTTGCCTCCACCATGATATTCTTCATGGGGGAAACTGTAATTTGTTCTGCACCTTGAATGATATGCAGATTTGAATTGATGCTGCTGAAGTTCTTTAGTATGTCAATTGACTGCTTTGAAAGTTTCATTGTGGTTTCACTCGTCGTTTTCATAATATTCCTCAAGTTCCGCTATCTCATCAGGTGAAAGATGACCCGAAGCAATGTCCTTCATCTTGTGGTTGATATTGTGCCTACGCTTCTGACGCTCTTCTCGTCTTGCTGACTTGAAGTAGTCATGGTAGTCACTCTCGCTTCTCTTTCTCTTGTCCCGATCTCTATCAAATCTATCTCTATTCATATGAACCTCTTCAGATGAAATCCTCCACCAAATCTGTAAGGTTGTTCAGATTGTTCTTGATGAAGTATGTGGACACTCTACTAAACATACCCTGTCCCGGGGTATTGGATATTTCCTGACGCTGATTGTCTCGGAAACTCTTTTCGTTCTTGTACATTCTGATGATGTCTTCGCGGATTGTATCAGGAATCGAAGAGAAGTCAACTAGTGTCTGATTTCGATTCCAATTTTCAACCTCTGAAAGTTTACCATCAGAGATCAACTGTAGCATCTTCTTCTTGCCTAGAGTCTTCTGACGCTTGTCCTCCTGAACAAACACATCATCATCGGAAAGGATGTTGGGGATTCCATCGGCAGTATCACCCTTTAGGATATGCTCAACAAGGAATGCCTTTGGATCGGTGCAGATCAATTGTTCCTTCTTGATTGGACTGTACTGAAAGATGGAAGGGTATCGCTGCAACTGCATGAAGTCCTTGTCATTGGACAAGATCATAATTTTCTCGTCACAATGAAACTGTTGGCAGATGACTGCAATAATGTCATCCGCTTCCGTTTGTGGTACACGCATAATCATCCAAGGGAAAACCTCGCTGATCTCCTTGATGTACTTCTCAAAAAGATCAAAGACGGTCTTCCAATCATGGGTATCATCCTTCTTCTTGCGTCCTGCCTTGTAATAAGGATAGAACTGCTTTCGCCAACAATTAGAAGACTCTAGACAGAGAATAACTTCTCCGTATTCCTTGTGGAATTGCTTACGATACATTCGGATGGTGTTGAGGAAAAGATGACGAAGCATCCCTTCTTCCACTTGTTCCGAGTATTTGCGATGAACGAAGTAGGACGCTAAGAAAAGTTGATTTGTATCAAGCAGAATCATTTGAACACTTTCACGATAACGGAGAACTCGTTTAGTCTTCCGTTGGGTTTCTTTACTACACTATTTTGGGAACTCCAAACCTTATCCAAGTTTTTCTCATTCTTGATAGTCTTTATTAGTGCTTTTGGTTTCTTTATGGTGCGACACTCTGACTTTTCCTCGTCATAATTGAGTATGGTCGTTCCCTTGACAGACAACAGATCGTCGCCCTTGGACCAGTATACACTAAGAACCTTGTACTTGGTATTGAAAACCACCACTTTCTTCGAATCAATAATATCTTGTGGGGGTTCGCTACGAAGACCAAATTCAGGACTTGTCTCTAGGTATTTTACCTTGGACACAACCTTAGACGGGTCGCGTCTTCTCTTCTTCCTAACGATGAATGGTTTATTTTGATCCGAATAGCGAATGCAATCATCAACAATCGACTTCACAAATGCATGGTACTTCTTCTGCTGTGGTTTGGAAAGATAGGAATAACCCTCTTTCAAATCTTTATCCTTGCCCGACAGCAAATCATCTAGTTCCTTTAGATTAGGAACAAACACATCTGCTAGAAGTCTTGCCTGTCTGTGACCGACTCTCTTGTCCTTCAACCACTTGAATACATCTGCTTTCTTGTGAACTTCTGTATTTGCTCTGATGGATTCATTCACAGCATCTAGAAGAATATTCATGTCACAAGCAAGTTCATTTACTTGATTGTTAATCCTGTCGATTGGAGTGACAACACCCTTCTCGGCGTTTATTTCCTTCTTTACCTTACCCGAAGAAATCATCGTAGCAATTTGTTCATTTGCTACCTTTGTCAACTGATCTAGTTGAGGATAACCACGGGACAGCATTCGGCAATAATGACCGATTTGTCTGAATGATTTATTTGGATTCCTTCGAACATAGTCATAATCTTCTTTTGACCAATGACTACGCTCATCTTTCACCCAATCAAGAGTCCATTTCTTATAGTTTCTCCTATCGGATGTAGTGACATACCAATTGATTCCATCAATTATGTCGTCTTCGTTCCCCGACCACTCGGGTTCTGAACCGTATGCTCTGTCTAGGATTTGTTTGTTTAACTTCGCCATGACTCATACGCCATATGCTTTCCATGCCGTAGCAATGATTTCCTTCAATGTAAATGTAGGTTCCCAACCAGTTGCTTTTGTGAATTTTTCGTGGTTAGCGATCAAAATTGATGGATCACCCGCTCGTCTCGGTTTGTGGGCGACATCTAGATTCTTACCTGTGACTGCGACAAGATTCTCTACGATCTGCCAAACAGAGTAACCTATGCCACTTCCTAGATTGTACACTCCCTCTATGTCATTGTCTAGTGCAATCATATGTGCGGAAATCAAATCTTCGGGGTGGATGTAATCTCGGATACAACTTCCGTCTAGAGTCTCATAGTCGGTTCCATAAACATGAAGTTCATCACCCTTTAGTACATTGTTGATAAACTTGGGGATGACATTCCCCTTATCTTTCCAACGATAGTCGAGAATCTTTCCATTTAGATGGCATCCTGCAACATTAAAATATCTAAAGGAGGTGTACTTAAATGCAGGTATACTGGTACTTACCTGTTTAAGTACAAACTCATTCATAAGTTTAGAGTGACCATATGGATTCACAGGTTTGCAGATCGTTGATTCAGTAATGTTATTTGGATTACTAGGTGTTCCATAGACAGCACAAGTGCTAGAATTAATGAAGCGGTAAATACCATGACGAACTAGTCTATCAATGAGATTGATGGTCTTGGATGTATTATTGTTGAAATACTTCAGAGGATTCTGTACAGATTCCGGAACACTCAGATCAGCAGCAAAATGCATGACGGCGGTTGGTCTTTCATTTTCAAGAATGCCATCCATCCAAACATCATTGGTGATATCTGTACAATGAACCTTGAAAGAACCCTTCTTCTTCTTTTTGGAATAGCGATCCAATAGGGCATCACACGCTTCCTTGTCACGGTCAACTACGACTACATTTCTTCCACTACTAATGAGAGAATGTACTGCATGAGAACCGATGTACCCTGCTCCACCTGTCACTAGAATTGTTTCGTGATTCATTCAAAAACTCCTGTGAACCAAGTAGGAACATTGCCGTTCTTCCACTTGGCGATCCTTGCCTTCTCACCGTTGTAATAGTTTCTATACGCTTTGACCGCATCTCCCTTGACCTTGTACTTATCAGGCATCGCCTGTGCAAACTCCGTCAATCCGATGTCAGGAAGACAAGGTACATTTTCCATGCACCATTTGATTATGTTCTCTGTCTTGTGTGTCTTTTGATATCTCTTTGTGTACTCTGCACACAAACCAAGACCATGATCGCACAACCAAAGATAGTTGGACTTACTGGCAGACACCCACAGAGTGCATGGGTGCTTCTTGTGTGTTGCCTTGTAGGGTGCGCCTTCTGTGTGAGCGGTACATAGCATTTGCGCTGACTCAAGGATCATCTTGACGATATGCTTGTCACACGCTTGTCGTGCTGCTTCATTTGGATTTGTATCAAGTACGAAGATGTTCATGGCAGAAGTCTACCTCCAACTCATGTGGTTGTCAAGTGAACAGATCAAGAATAGTTGGTAATCAACACTTCGTAAGATTCCTTACACCCGTTTTTAGATTTCATCGAATATCTCCACTCGGGTTTGTGGATGGTGTAGTCTTTGTAGAGTTCCATTATCTCGGGGTGATTATTGTAGGACAATGCCCAAGGTGCGTCTCTCTTTGTGAGAATGGAATGCAGACCAATGTGATCGAAATCTTTGTGTGTGTTTCCCTTCACCCCATAAAGAGAAGATTTCTCCAAAAGATATGGAGGATCAAGATAGGCAAAATCTTCATTATGAATGAGCAAGGACTGCTTGTAGTCCATATGCTCGACCGTGAGCAGATCGGACGAGGAGAACATCCCATCAAGAGAAAAGTCTCTGAGGCGATCTAGACACGATTGCGTCCAGTTCTGTTGGGTCGAGGACATACCTCCCGACAGGGTAGTTCCCGAGAAACTAGTTCGATTGATAACATAGAACTGTGCGGCGATCTCCAAGTCATCGGTGAGTGATTCAAAGTTCCTTTGCATATCATAGAACTTCTCCTTTGGCAGAGGCATTTCGAATTCACAGACTCTTTTGTGTAGATCGGTTTGTTTGGAAAGTAACTGCTGCCAAAAGATAACGAGTTGCCTATAGACATCGTATCCCCACACACGCACACCGTTACATACACAAGCGAGTTCAATGGAACCCCCACCAAAGAATGGAGCAACCATCGTGTCAAGATCAGATGGGAAGTAAGGCATTATCACATCTACTGCCTTTGACTTCCCACCGGGATATCTAAGAATTGACTTTTGCATTACTCTTTTCCACTAAGTCTAGACAAGTATCTCTTGAGTTCATAGAATTCCCAAAACCATCCATTACTGTAATACCAATAAGCACCATTTGGTCTATTCATGTGTTCGTAGGTCAATTTGGGGACGCAAAGTATCTTGTTTCCTTCTCTCAACCATTGTTGGCAGATCATAAAGGAGTCATATGCTATCCCCCCTCTCTTCCCATCAGGAACATCCTCCAAGAATCTAGATGATATCTCAAGGTATTTCTTTTTGTTGAAGAAGTAGTTTCCCATATGGAAGAAAAGTCCATACCTCTCTTCATCCAACAGACATGAAATATTGGTTATTAATTCACCCTGCAAATGATTGAAGTTTAGGCATTCTCTTCCATCGTTGGGTTTACCGTGACACGGACAATAGAGAATCGACTCGTCCCATTTGTCTTGTTGCATAAGCACATCAAAATACGATCTACCCATGAAATTGTCAGAGTCGCATAAAGCAACCCAATCATATTTACACAGTTCAACCACATGATGCTTGTTTAGATAAGCACCTAGTCTTATGGGGTTTTTATAGAACCTAACTTTACTATATTGCTTTGAGAGTTCTTCGACTTGTTTCCAGTATGAATGCTCATCGACATCCACATCTTCGGTTATCACGATTTCACCAATACAATCGTCATTGACATTTTCTTCAATGAGTCTTTTTACAGTATCATACTGGTTGAAATTAGGTATCGCTAGGGATATCATTATTGCAACCTACTGAAGTTTCCCTTCTTTACGAAGGTGATTTGATTGTCAAACTTGTCAACCAACTGATCTGACTTGTGAGAAATAACGAATACATGGGTAGATGCACTAAGAATACTCATCAACTTCAGAAATTCTTCAGTTCCAACAGAATCAAGAGATGAGTCGAAAACTTCGTCAAGAATGAGAAGATTGGTATTCGCGCTGTTCTTTAGTCTCGCGATCTCCCTCCATGCGAGAACAAGAGCGAGGTCGATACGCATCTTCTCACCCTCGGAGAATGACATATAAGTGAACTGATCGCGGTGACGACTCTTGATTGTCTCGTTGAAATTCTCATCCAATGTAAACTGTGCAAAGAACCCCATGTCGGTGAGATACTTGTTGATGAGTTTGTTCATAATGGGAAGGTAGTGTCGGATGATCTTTGACTTGATTCCCGTGTCCTTCAGTAGATGCCCTGCACAACCAAGAAGAAGACTATCAACCCGAAGTTCTTCTTTCTTCTCATCAAAGTTCTTCTTGTCTTCGATGAGCGAGGAAACCTTGGATTGAGTTTCGCTCATCTCGTTCCCATCGCTCTTGTTGGAAAGCATGGTGATTTGATTCTTGATCTTTGTGATGTACTTCTTCGAAGACTCAACCACGCTTCGTTCTGCCATGATGCTCTCGTTGATCTCCGACACCGCCAATGAAATCTTACGGAGGTCTGTCAGTTCCTCGTTCAGTCGGTCGATTTCAACCTCAATCTTGGTGATGCCATCTTCGTACTCCTTCTTCTTGTTCTTGTACTTGTCAAGAATGGTAGTTCGGGTTTCATCAGAAATGTTCTGCAAACAAGTAGGACACTCGGGAGATTGGTTGAAAAGAGCAATCTTCTCATCCGATTTCTTCTCGGAGTTTGAGATTATCTTTCTCATGTTGTCCAACTTGCTCAGTTTTTCCTTCAAAGAATCGGTGTTCTTGATCTGCTCGGAAAGTTGCTTTTGTCTGCCAAGAAGAGAATCTATATTTCCTTCTTTCTCGGAAATAATCACCTCGGCACTTTCAATCTCTTCCTCAAGACCCTTGATCTTGGAAGCGTCTTCCTGCTTCAATGTTTGAATATGATTGTCAAGAACCTTGATCTTGTCTTGTAGGACTGTGAGGGTATTTTCGACCTCTCTGATTTCTTCTTTCTTTTGTGAAACCTTGTTCTTCAGAACTGTGTTCATCTTGGAAAAGACTTGAATATCCAAGACATCCTCAATCACCTCACGACGATCCTGTGCGCTCAACTGCATGAAAGGAACAAAAGATGAACTACCAAGGATCACGACTTGCGTGAATGACTTGTAGTTCATCTTGAGAATTTGCTCCTCAAGCATCTTCTGATAGTCCTTCGCTTTCGCGTCCTGATCTATCAGTTTGCTGTCCTTGTAGATTTCGAATACTTTTGGTTTGATGCCTCTCCTGATTTGGTAATCAGTTTCACCAATGGAAAACTCAACCTCCACCATGCAATCTTTGTCATTGATGGTATTGACAAGTTGGGGGATGTTAATCTTTCGGAAAGGTTTACCGAAGAGTGCGAATGTTATTGAATCCAAGAGTGCGAAGGACTTTCCATGTCCATTCATACCCGAAACAAGGGTCGTTCTATGACGCTCTAGGTTTATTTCGGTGTCCGTATTACCGAAGGAACCGAAGTTTCTGAATTTCACGGTCTTGAATCGAATCATAAATCATTTGTTGCAATTCTTGCAGTCACTTTTCTTTTGCCCACAAGACTTGCATCCTTCTTTCTTTACTGGTTCAGATTGAACCTGTTCTGTTGAATAGGGGAACTGTTTGTTCAACCATTCTTTTCTCTTCCTACAACCTTCACAATTCTTTTTGCGACGGATATACTCAATTTTGGTGACATCACCAATCTGACTGATGATTTTCTCTACCGTATCACCAAGACCTTTTGATTCTTCTTCATTGTTCGTCATCTGATGACAATGCCTCCATGTAAATATCCTGTATTAGTTTCTTCAGTTTAGAAACAGGTATTCCCTCAATGTTATTGTAGAAGTCTTCTGCCTCCTTGTAGATCAAGGAAAGCGTATCCAAGGACATATCAGCAACCTCAGCATCTTCAATTTTCTCAACATCCTCTTCGACAATTGTTAGACTTCCTACCTTAGCATCATAAAGATTTTCCACGATGGAATCAAGTTTGTTTTGAGTCTTCTTTCCTCTCACAAACATCTTTATGAACTTGTTTTCATAGATGGAATAATCCTCTATATCTAGGTCATCGGAATAGTCGATTGAAAGGAACATACGAGAAGGATTGTCTATACATTCCATCTCGTCTTTTTCTGTATCGTAGATGTAGAAACCCTTCTTCTCATGTAGATCGGAGAAGGTTATCTGATAAGGTGTACCGAGATAATGAATGTTGTTCTTACGGTGTCTCATGTGGAAGTGACCCGAAAGAACCTTGTCAAATCTGCGTAGAGATGTATCCTCCATGCCACCTTCAAACTTCACTCCACGAAGAACCTCGTAACCGTTGAGTTCGAAGTGACCACAGACGATGGTTGCGTCTGTCTTGGAGATAAAAGCATCATATTCTGCCTTGTTCTCCTTATTAATCCAAGGAATCAAGGCAAACTTCTTGTTACCAAACTGAATCTCGGTTGGTGATTCAATTGGAATGAATGAAGTATAACGCTCCCCGAAGAGTTCCTTCAGGGAGTTCACATTGTTTGTATTCTTGTAATAGGTGTCGTGATTGCCTATTAGACAATACATCACCATGTTCTTCTCTTGAATTTTCTCTATGAATCTCTTTCGAACATGGTTTAGTGTGCTGAAGTTCACGAACTTGCGACGATCCATCAGATCGCCCAAGTGAAGGATTGTTGTGATTCCTCTTTTCTCACACTCAGGTAAGAACTGCTTCTCAATGAATTCTAGAAAGTATTCAATGAACTGAGGCGAATCGTTTCTAGCACCGAAATGCGTATCTGTCAAAATAGCGATCTGCATTCGTCATCTCCGTCTTTTCTTTTCTTTTTCTTTCTCTTGAGTGACTTCTTCTCAGGAGGAGAAAAGTTTTGTATGTCGGTAGAAGTCAACTTGAAGTAATCAGCATAAGGATTCTTGCTACCTCTTATTTCCTCTTCATCAACTATATTAACAAACTCTCCCATTATGTCTGCTGTTTCAAGCAATTTTGCTTTGATGAAGTTCTGCTTCTTTTCTTTCTGTATTCTTCGGAGAAAGGCGTAGTAGATGATCTGTGTAAAATAAGAGAAAGGATTGTCTGACTTTGCAGGGTCGAAGTTGCTTGCATACATCAGGCAATTTTCTATTGCATCTCCTACCATCTCATCTCTGAATGGATAGTTTATGAAGTTTGCCCTCATGGACAGACGCTCTGCGATCAAGATGAAACATTCTCCAATGTACTCTGACACGGGTGGTGCTGAATCACCCGCGTCTTCCGCTTCTCTTATTTCTCTTTTCCATTCCTTCAAAGCGGAGAAGAACTTTTCGTTATCAACATAATGACTGTCCTTTTTACTCATGTATTTACCTTGCTCTAGTGGGAGTATAGCATCAACTTCTTATGAGTAAAGGATTCAAGAAAGATAATCTTCAACATTTGAAGACCAATCACAATAACTTGAACCATAGTTAGGATCATCTTTCTCATTTATCATTTTTTCGTTCTTGGATTTTGCTATCAGGTCTTGAACTAAATCCCCACCTTCCAATGCATCAATATCATCATCTGTCATTTTTGGTGCAGAGGAGAGTAAGTCTTTAATCAAGGCATCAGCAATCAAATCCTGTATGGATTGAGGAGGTTGACCTTGCTTTTGTTGTGGTGGAGCAATAGGAATGGGAAGAATCTGATTCATATGACCTCCCCCTACATCTTCAAGCACCATTTGATTCTCATATTGGGAGATTATATCGGGTCTTGGATTAAACACACCCAAGATAAATTCCTTGTCTATCTTGAATGAGTTCTCTACGGTGGACTTCAACCAATCCACTAGAACCATTGTTTCATGTTTACGACCACCAAGATCAACCATGTGCATATACTTGATCTCCATAGGTCTAAAGACACCGACATGAGACTTGGTGTTTTCCTTCACTTGAGCAACTAATGTCTCACCACTCTTTAGTTTAATCACTTTGTAACCTGTTTCCGACATCGGCATCCTCCTTGTGCTTCAACACAATGTTGACTATCTTATGTTCGAACCCTTCACCTTCATAAATCTTCAAACGCTCTTCGAAGTGCCTGAGTGTGTGGTTCTTGTACTTCTTCCAAGAAATGTCATCCGCGAGGTCATACAGTCTAGCGATGTCCTTATGCTCCGACTTCCTGAGTTGTCTTCCGATGCTCTGTAGAACACGGATTCTACTCTTGGACGGAGAGGAGAACACGATATTATGTAGGCGACGAATGGATACACCTGTGCTGAAAGTACCGTATGAGGCAATGATGATTGAGTCTTCTGTGCCTTCTACGATCTTTCTAATTTCCTCGCGTTGATCTGCATCCGTCCCACCATGTACGAAGAATACCTTTTTGGTGGGAGCGAACATTTTCATCATTTCGTTGAGTTTCTTTCCATGTTTCTCAACGAATTGAAACAGGATGAGGGTGTTTCCCTTGAGGTTTGCAGCGAGTCCACAGATGAACTCATTCCTCGCCTCGTTGGTCACGATGTAGTCGATCTCATCCTGATACGCACAACGCTTCATCTCCTGTCTGATGCACTCGTCGTGCTTCAACAGTATAGCGTCTATCTTGAGGTCTGACAAGAGTTTTCTTTTCATCAGGATTTTTGTTTTTGTGACCTGATGTACTGGGCCAAAGAGTCCTTCGATTACCAATCGGTGAGTCAAGGTTCCGTCCAAGGTTCCTGTGGTTCCAATTCGAATGGGACACTTTTCCAGTTTGGTCATTATTGATGTTAGAGACTTTGCTTTGAACAAGTGACACTCGTCACCAAACACAGCACCAAACTTGTCGAAGAAGTCCTTGCTCTGTGTGTGGATACTCTGCCATGTCGAGATAATCACTCTGCGCTTTATGTCATCCTTTGGAAGACCCGACATCACCTTGTGACAATGACGGTCTGTCTTCCATCCTGAAACGGAAGAATATTCATCGAAGTCTGAGTATAACTGCGACACAAGAGATGTGGTTGGAACGACGATTAGAATCTTTCTATCACTTGGTATCTTATCAAGATAGTAGCGAACCAAGGCGTAGATGATGAGACTCTTCCCCGAACCTGTAGGTGAGACGAGTAGCGCACGGTCTTTCTGTAATGCGTGAGTGATCGCATTGATTTGATGCTCATGTGCATCAATGACCTTTCCGTCCAAGGAAGGTTTCAGAAACTCTTTGATGTATTTTTCGACTTGTTCTGAGTTGAAAGGATTGTCTTCGCGTACTCCCCGATTGACGGAGTAACCTCGCTCCTTCGCGAAGTCTAGGACATATCTCTCAAGACCACCATAGATGGTCTGTGAAAACATATTGTAGAGTTTGATCTGCCCGTCCCATATGCGCTTGCGATACGCTGGCATATATGCATGGCCAGGAACCTTGAATGTGAAGAAGTCCGAGAGTTCCTTCGCGATGCTTCTTTCGCAGCGAACCCTTATATTGACTGAATCGACATCTTCAATTACAATATCACTCATGCTACCCTATTTAGGGTTTTGCATGAGTCTAT